CTCGACGTCTCGACGTGGGAAAGCGACATGGGCAACGGCGTGGTCCTGGTGGTCGTCAGGACGTCAGCCGAGGCGTCGGCTGTCATACGCGCCGAGAAAGCCGCGACGGCCTTCACGAGCTATCCCAGCCTCGGCATGACCTTGGTTCCCATGCCCGGTGTGCCGGGAATGGCGGAGACACCATCGACCGAAACCACCCTACCGCCCGATCTCGCGGTGACCGTCAGGCAGCAGCACGAGGGCCGCGCCCTCGTCGTCGTGACCATGGCCGAGATCGTCCGCCTGCTCCAACGGAGTGAGACCGGGTTATGGGGCACTCGGTGGGAAGGGACGCCAGCGGCCTCGGGGCGGCAGCTGGAAGAGATGGCGGCGCACGACATGGCGCGGTCGGGTTACCCGATGCCGGCACCACTGGCCGTCACCGAGCCGTCAGCCGTCGTGCTGGATTTCTGATGGAACTAACCCCGTTCCGGAAGATGCGCCACGTGATACGCCGCGAGGTCCTCGAGCCATGCGAGGAGAGCGGGAGGGACAGGCGAGCGACCCAGGCCCCAGTTACGCGTCGTGGAGGGGCTGGTCCGTAGTTCGACGGCCAGGGTGCCGTAGGTCCAACGCAATGCCTTCAGGGCGGCCTGGAGGCGCTCAGGGGGCGGCGGGAGGGCAGAGGGCTCCGGAGGCTCCGGAGGGGCCGTGGCAGGCTCCATGGGCGCCGGAGCCGCCCGCTCCCGCTCCAGGGCCTGATGCGCGGGGATCAGGGGGCGGAGAGGGCTGCCGCTCACGGGGCCTCACCAGCGGACTCGAACGATTGGACCCAGAGAGCATCAATCTCCGACGGTCCGCGATAGTGCCCGATCGGTCGGTCATCCTCCGGCACCCCGGACAACACCAGATCCAGAAACCGGCTTTCGTGCTCCGATCGCCGCCGCGCCTGACGGGCGCGGAAGGTGGAAACTTCCCAGAAGGGCCGATCGTCGATCGTGAACGATGATGCCTTGGTTCGGTGCCACGCGGCGATGCGTGCCTCGAACTCAGCGGCGTGCTTCTTGTTCACGCGGTCCCGCTCCGCGATGAGCGAGACGACCTTGGCGGCCCGCCTGTCCATCGACGTCGCCAACGCATCCTCGCGTTGCTCGCGGGCGATCGACCGGCGCGCCTCGTTGATCAACTGCGCGGCGCACTGACGCCACCACGGCAGGACCAACTGACGCAGTAACAACTTCGTGTCAGCTTTGTTCAGTTTCTTGGTCATATCGGTATCTCCTGTTGGTGTGGTGGCGTGGTGTCAGGCGGCGGGTCCAGGTGGTGGCGGATTGGCGTTGACGAAGGCCGCGAGCAGCTCGAGCCACTCGAGCAAGGCGGGCGGCGGATCGTTCTGGCCACTCAACCAACGCCGGATCGTTCGTTCATTGATGGCCAGCATCTCGGACAATTCTCGCGGACCCCAGCGCAGGCCCCGCAAGGCGAGGGAGAAGCGCGCCGCGCTCGACAGGTGGCTGCTCATATCGCCACCCCGTTCCGCCTGAAGGTCACGCCAGCGCGGCGCTTGGCGCCACGGCCTTGCGTGCTGTGGTCGGGGATCATGATGCTGTTGCGGCCCTTGCCGGACGTGCCGGAGCAGAGAAGGCAATGGTCACACGTCGTCACCTTGCCACCCTCGGCACTCGCCGGACACAGCGACTCGCCAGCCTGTTTCGCCCAGTCTACCGCCGGTGCGACACGGAAGGTGCGCCAGCCAGCCGCCTGCGCTTCGTTCGCCTCTTCAATGCTGTCGGCGCTCGCCATGACGTAAGCCTGTAGCCATGCGGCATGCGGCGCGCGCCACTGGTGCGTGTAACCGGTGCGGCCCTTGGAGCGGGACAGCATGGCATCCCAGATGTGGCTCGGAACGGCGGCCGGGTCACCGTAGGTGCCCATGCGAATGAGGCGGCCAGCGAAGGTGGCTGACAGATCGGCCTCGGCGCATACATCGTAAACGCCACGGGCATAGGCGGAGTAAACCACCGAAACACCCTGACCCAGATTGACGTAACAAGTGCGCGAACCGGCGACGCGGCCGTTGTCGGCATAGGTTCCCTGGTGCTTGCAGTCGCCACAGATGGTTGACGCCGCGCCGGAACGGGCCGCGAGCACAGGATGGAGGTCGTCATTCAGGACGTAGGTCTGAATCAGATCCGCGCCGGTTTTTTCGTTTGATGAGCCATTGAAACCGGTCGCTATCATTACGATGGGCTTCCCGTTCAACATTGATGGGCCGCGATAAATAATCATGAGGGTCATTCCCTGCGTCGTGACCGGGACCAATTCCCGTGTCGGTGACATGGATATACGAAATGGCGTGAAGTTCGTCAATGATTTTCTTTCATGAATGTTTTCGATGAAACGGGCGATTTTGATCGAGGGATTGACAAATGGCGTCAGGTCAGTGTCATTGACCCATAAATCATGGCGTGGGATTCAGTCTCAGGATGAGTGCCAGCACGCAAGAACAGCCCAGAAAGGCTTTCGGGGTTCGCGGAGGCCTGTCCAGCGGATCATGGAAGCCGGGTCAGTCGGGCAATCCGAACGGCCGCGCCAAGCCGCTCGTGGACGTTGCCGCCCTCGCGCGTAAGCATGGGCCGAAAGCCATCGAGATAGTCGCCGGCATCATGATGCGGGACAAGGACAGCAAGGTCAGGCTGGCGGCCGCTGTCGCGTTGTTGGATCGTGGGTTCGGCCGGCCCAAGCAGGAAATTGAGACGACGGGCAATCAGACGATTGAGCTGCACTTAGTGGCCGCGCGCGTGATCTCACAGGAGCTGCTGGCCTCGGCCGATGCGCCGCCTGTCATCGAGCATGCGGCGGTGACGAGCGATACCGATGCGCCGACGGAATGAGTATGTCGTGCCATTTCGCGAGCCATGCGCGAACGAATCGGGAACAACTAACGCTCATACAAACCTCGGATGCATCCGTAAACGACCGATTGATCAGGTGGCCGCATGACTTATGCTACGGACACAGGGGTTATCCGCAGAAGCGTGACGATAGCGGTATGACAAAGCGTCGTTGTCTGGCGTGTTGGTCATGGTTCAGCGCCAGTGGCCCGGACGTCACCGTGTGTCCCGCCTGCCGAGCACACGCAAGACATACACACGTAAGACATACATACGTGCACATGTCAGCGCCGGCCGCATGCCCCCCCACCAAGGCCGTCTGGTGATGGCACTGGCCCCCCTCCCAAATTCCCCACCAAAATCCCACAACATCGTTACGCAATGTCAACGTCATGAGTGACATGTATCCACGGCGTTGTGATTACCATTTGGGTGATGATTGGTGGCCAGGGCGGGAGACTGTTGAGGTTATCGTTCCGGAGGAAGAGCGTGCGATTGATACCGGGCTGCTTGATCAGTTTGGTGTTCCCATCAGGCGTTACCCGGTGCGTCGTCCGTTGGGTTTCTGTCGGTGAACGAGAGCACGCGGCAGTTACTGGCTGGCATACCCGAGAAGTTGATCAAGGCTTTGCCGGCTGGTTTCACGGTGCTCATACTTCTCAACCTGATGTTCATGGGGGCGTTGACGTATGCCGTCAGCCACAACACCGAGGCGCGCAACCAACTCCTGAAGACGATCGTTGAGCGTTGCCTGGACAAGCCGGGATGATCGACACCGAAGCACCTCCGATCAACTGGGCCGAGGCGATAGCGGCGTCTGGAAACCCGTTTCTGACGGCGATTGGCAGATATGCGCGGGCGCCGACGGCGTTTGTGCGGGAGGTTCTACAGGTTGAGCCTGACCCGTGGCAGCGGGAGGCATTAAGGGCTGTCGCGCGTGGCCACACGCGGATCGCGATCAGGAGCGCGCATGGTTGTGGCAAGACGGCGCTGGCAGCCTGGTTGATGGTTTGGTTCTGCAACACGCGTGTGCCGTTCAAGGTAGTTTGCACGGCGCCGAGCGCGCCGCAGTTGTATGACAGTTTGTGGAGTGAGACGACGAAGTGGTTCAGTGCGTTGCCCGAGGGGTGGCGTCAGTTATGGGATTTGCAATCGGATCATATCAGGTTGAAGTCGAACGCTGACTGTTTCATCAGCGCGCGGACCAGCAGGCGGGATCAGCCGGAGGCGCTCCAGGGCGTTCACAGCGACCACGTGTTGTTGGTTTGTGATGAGGCGTCGGGCATTGAGGAGAATGTTTACGAGGCCGCTGTTGGCAGCATGAGCGGGCCTGGGGCGATCACGGTTTTGATTGGCAATCCGACGCGCGCCACGGGCCATTTCTGGCGTGTGATGACGATGGAGACGGATCGTTGGTTCTGTCTCAAGGTGAGTGGGCTTGATAGTCCGAGGGTTGATCCCCGGTTCATCGAGGAGATCGCGCAGCGGTATGGTCGGGACAGCAACGCGTTCCGCATCAGGTGTCTGGGTGAGTGGCCCACGGCAGAGGATAACACGCTCATACCGGTGGATTTGATTGATGGGGCGATGGTGCGTGACGTGCCGATTGATCTCACCGCGACGTCCGTGTGGGGCGTCGATGTGGCTCGTTTTGGTTCGGACGCCAGCACGTTGATCAAGCGGCGTGGGTTGGTTGTCGAGGACATGCCGCGTTCATGGCATCAGTTTGACACGATGCAGTTGGCTGGCGCCATCAAGGCTGAGTATGACGCGGCGTTGAACAGCAAGCCGTCGTTGATCGTGATTGACGTGATTGGCATTGGTGCCGGGGTCGTAGACCGGTTGCACGAGCAGAATTTGCCCATTCTTGGCCTTAACGTGGCCGAGGTTGCCAGTGTCACCGGGCGGTATGCGCGGCTTAAGGATGAGTTGTGGATACGGATGAAGGAGTGGTTGGCGGGACGTAATGTCCGGCTGCCCCGGCACGACCGGTTGCGCGACGATCTCGCGGCGCCGCGTTATGCCTTTCTGAGTGATGGTCGGTTGCAGGTCGAGAGCAAGCAGATGATGCGGGCGCGTGGTCTGCCCAGCACGGATTATGCCGACGCGTTGTGTCTGACGTTCTGTCAGCAGGGCCTGGGGATTGGCAGCGGCATGACCAGTGGGCTGCACGACAGCCGCCCCTTTGGGATGGCCTTCCAACCGGGGGAGTTCGTGTAGCCATGAGCGTGACCGAGACTGATCTGGAGGCGGAATACAGGGAGGCGCTGGCGGCGTTTCATGCGGCGGTCGCGCGTTTGCAGCGGGCGCGAGGCCGGTTGATCGCCTCGAGGGTATCGACATGAGCGGCCTCCTCCCCCCGCCTCCCGGCGCCCCCCCTCCCCTGCCGCCGATCCCCAACCTCGTGCCCAGGGGCATGCGCCCGATCGGCATCAATGCCACGAGCGAGCAGATGCTGGCGTTTCTGCTGCCGCCAAAGAACAATGATGATCCGCCGCCCGACAGTGACCAGTCCCTCCCGCCCACGCTCAGGCGATACGCGGCGGGATTGCGCCCGAGTCCGAGGCCGGCGGGCGCCGAATGGCAACAGGAGATATTGTATCAACGCGTTGGCAAGACCGATGCCGAGATCGCCGAGAACGCCCGGTTCTGGTTCTCGGCCTGCCGGAATTACGATGATCAGTTGAGCCGGCAGCGGATAACGGCATCGGAATATTACGCCGGAGAGCCCAACGCGCCGAAGCTGGAGGGTCGCAGCAACATCACCCTGACGGTGGTCAGGGACACCATCAGGCAGACACTCCCCTCCCTGCTGCGCCTTTTCACCGGCGTCGAAGATCCCGTCTCTTTCAGCCCCATTTCGTCGGAAGAGACGGATGGCACGGTGGCCCAACTGGCGCGGCAGGCGACGGATTATGCCAGATGGGCCTTGTTCTCGGCCAATCCTGGCTGGACCATTTTGCATGATGCGTTGCTTGACGCGCTGACCCGCAAGGCTGGGTGGGTCAGATGGCACTGGGGTGCGAGACAGGCCAGCAGGACTGAGGTCTGTGAAGGTCTCCTCCTCCCGCAAC